CGGCGGGCCTTAGGCAATATGACCACGCTGGGGAACGTCGCCCCACCAATATAACAGAAATACGGCCAACATAAAGGGTCATCCGGCGGCACGTGTTCGGTGCGTATCTCGCGTGCGCCGTCGCCTTCCCCGGCCTGGGCTAGGCCCTCGTTAGCTTGCATAAGTGGCTCCCCGGCCTGGGCTGTGTAGTTGAATACCGTTAGCCTTTGGCGGTCCACCAGTAGATACCCACCCCCGGCGCCCAGCGTCTCGCCCGCTTGGGCTAGCGTCTCGCCCGCTTGGGCCAATGGCTCGCCCGCTTGCATGAACTGGCCGACTAGCCCGGACGTGGTCAAGTACGCGCGGGGGTCGCGGGCAATGGCGCACGCGGTAGAGCCTACGGGCGGCGGGCTACCCACCCACCACTCATGCACGTAGACCGGGAAGCCCTGCGCCTGCAAGACCTCCTGCAAATACGCCTTGGACTGCCCGCCGGTTGCACGCCACGCGGCGGCCACCTGGGCGCGAGTGCCGCCGGGCCAGATGCCGAACTGCGCTACCCAATCGCCTAGGCGTGTGGTTGCGTAGGGGTCGAACTCGGCAAAGGCTAACTGCGCCCGCAGCTTGATGTCTTGGGCGGTTTGGGCGAGGGCCTGCAACACGCGGGTGAAGTTGCGCCCGCCCTTGAACGCCTCGCCCTTGGGCAGTAGTAGGCGGAGGACGTTAAGCAAAACTGATAACTCCCAGCTTAGCGAGCTGGCCAGGGCCGAGCGTATAGGCCGGGGTGCCTAGGCCGTACAGTGTCACTGTGACTGTGGAGAACGTGGCGCCCACTGCGGAGGTGACCCGATCCACCACCCCAGCCAAGCCCACTAGGGTCACCCGGTCCTGGGCGGGCGGGTAGTCTAGGCCGTCAATGTAAGGGCGTCGGGCTAGCAGATAGGCGCTAACCTGGGCGGTAATCTCGGCTTGTGTGGCCACGGGATCGCCTGCCACCAGCCCATTCACCTGTACGTCAAACGGCAGCCGGTTGATAGGCAGCACGTTAGCTAAGGCGGTTACCGGGCGGGCGTCGGGAGCGTTGATTGCGTCCAGCGCGGCCAGGAGCTGGGGGCTAGTAGGCACCCCGTCCGCTGAGGTGGAGGACTCGATATACACCAGCACTTGGCCGGGGCACGCGGTGGAGCGGTAGGGGTAAGCGGCCTTGATACCCGCCGGGCTGGTGGCCCATGCGCGGTAGTCAGCCAGCGCGCCGCCCTGAGGCCTTGCGCGGAACCGGTCAATAATGCGCTGCCGGTAGTCGTCGGGCGCCTCGGCGTCGGCTCCGGTCGTTGTGACTGTGGCCACGGTTACCGCGCTGGCGATGGAGGCTTGGGGGTTGGCAAAGTACAGCACGTCCCCCGGCGCTAGGTTGCCCACCGAGCCCGAGCCATCCCCGCCACCCTGGTCACCTGCGGCACGGACGGCCACCGCTACTGTGGACGCGCTTAGCGCCACTAGGGCCTTGGTTAGGTAAGTCACCCCCGTGGGCGGGTAGACAAGCTGCGTACCTGCCGGGATCACACCCCCTATTAGCTGCACCGAGACGGTCACGGTTAACTCCGCAGCGGTCGCCCGGCGTGGTAGGCCCACCCCGATCAGCTCGCCCCAGAACTCAAGGGGGGTAATGGTCTTGCCGTTGACCTCGGTCGGGGAGGCGCTAGCCGTTTGGACAAACCCCTGCAGCACCCCGGCGCCGATGTATTTGTAAAGAACGATGTATAGCCCCGCGAGCGCTTTAGCCAGCACCCGCAGGAACGCCACCGGCAGCACCGGCACCGATTGCCCTAGGCTCGCCTCAAATTGGGCTATTAAGTTGCTATAGACCTCGGCGGTCGTCGTCATAGGGAGGCCTGCCAGTTGCTTAGGAATTGCGCGGATTGATCGCCGTCAAATTGTACCCGAATGCCTAGCCGGTTGGCTGCCGGAATGCTGGCCGAGACGGTTAATTGCTTAACGATGCCTTCCCGCAGTAGCCACGCTAGGTCCTGCCGGGCGGCGTCCTCGGCGCGGCGCAGATTAGCCGCCGTAGCCGGTACGGACTGGGTTACGTGTTGCACGCGGCTGCGGAGCGGTTCGCCGTCTAACAGGTTGCCCCACCACTGACCGGGGTTGTCCCCCACGCCGTCGTCGCCTGGGTTGCCGCCGTAAAGGCTTAGGTAGGCGGCGGTATCTAGGCCGGGGGTAAGCTCCGCGACCCCTGCGGCCACGTCGAAGTCCCCGCCGTCGTTGGTTTGCTGCAGCCTAACGTCCAACTAAGCCCCCGCTTCCATAGGGCCGGAGGGGCTGCCCTCGGCAATAACCTGGTGAACGTGGCCAACTACTTGAACCCCGCCGACTTTAGCGCTCGCGGCCTCTACTACGCCGCCGGGCTTAAAGATCGTGCCGTTAATTGTTACCTCGCCATTCTCGGCCATTTCAAACGTTCCCCCCGCCGGGTTTTGAATGCTGACGCTGCCGTCCGCCTTCGCGTGAATGACGGCTTGCACAGTGCTACCGGCCCTAGAATACAGCGCCACTTCGCCCGCGTCCACGGTTGGGCCGGGTGCGGCGACGACGGCCACCGGGGAGAACCTGCCCCCCGTGCCTGGGACCTGGATCACTAGCAGCGTATCCCCCGGTACCGGCACTGCGGCAATGCCCGGCGGCAGGCCTAGGCGCCCGGTGCGGACGTCGCCGCCTAGGCCTCGGTCGAACTTGAGCCAGGGGGCGGCGAAGGCCAAGCACTTGGCTAGGAATCCCACGGCAGGCGCTCCGGTTGGGCACCCGTGAATGCCACGGGCAGCACAAGCTCTAGGCTTGCTGTCTCGCTGGTGCTATCGCGCTGGAAGTCAACGGCGCGGATCATGAACGTGTACGGCGTGTAGACCATGGCGCCCGGCGCGTGGAGCGATACCGCAGCCCCCGGAGCCCAGCGTTGGCCCTTAGCATCTAACCAAGTCGCCACGGTCACACGGTACGTGGCCATGCCTGCAAACATGCGGCCCATCTTAGCCAGCGCGGCAGTCTTAACGCTGGCGGTCTCCGCGTCTTGCACCGCGAAGTTAAGCGGGCGGAGCGTAGGGCATAGGGTGTTGCGGGCGGTAAACGCCGCCCCGGCGCTCTCCACGTCGGCGTATTCGAGGGCTGTTATGTGTGAGTAAAACTGCTGGGGGTTGAACTCGGCAGACACCGAGGCCAAAGGCGACTCCCCTTGAACTAGCCGGGCCGCCAATTGGGCGGGGGCTTGGGCTTTAATAAGCGTATCGGTTTGGCCATCTGGGCTGACGAACTGGCGCGCCCACAGTCCGCCATCAGGGGTGGACGTTAGGACGTAGTTGCGCTGTGCGGCCAAGGCGCTTAGGAAGTCTAGGGCGGTGTCGCTGGCCTGGATGGATACTTTACCGTCATCCTCGAATACCTTGCCCGGCTCCCCGTCCACTTTGACTGTAAGGCCGAAGTGCTCCGCCACGCGGGTGGCGATTTGGCGGAAGTTGAGGCCGTCGAACTCACAGGGCAGCGCGCTAATCGGCAGGGTGCAGTCTTGAAGCACCCCGCACGCTGCATATGCCCGGAGGGACACCCCCACCCCGTCCGCTTCCACGTTGGGCACTGCGCCTAGTGATACGCCGGTAAAGACCACCTGGCCACCCACAAGGAACTGCACGCGCTGGAACTTGAACGGTTGGAAGAACTGCCGGTGTGCGGGGTCGTTGGGGTCAAACGGGCAGATAAGCTCTAGGGTGTCGATGCTGTCCACGGCCTGGGTGAAAGCCACGCTTGACCAATACCGGAAGCGCTGGCCGTCGATAACCACGGCGCACTCGGTCGGGGACGTGCTCGACCACTGCGACACCTGCACCACCTCGGGCGCTCCGGGGGTCAGCACTTGGGCGCCTGCGGGTAGGGGTTCGGTTAGGCCAGGGTTAGCGGTGCGGATGCGGGACGCAAAGCCTTCGGAGCCATAGACCGTGCGGGCTATCGCGGTGAACGTGTCCCCGGCGCGGGCGCTATACATAGTAAACGACCTCACGCCCGGCGGGCAGTAGCAAGTGCTCGTCCCAGCTTAGGGCGTTAGAGTCAATAAAAAACTGCAGCTTTTCATCTAGCGCCCCGTACAGCCCGGCGCATAACTCAAGCGGGCAGCGGGGGCCGGTCAGCCGCACCCGGCGCTCTTGTAACAGCGTGAAGCTAAGCTGAACTAGGTAGCCGGTGACTGTGGCCACGGTCTCCTGCAGTGCCTCGTGTAGTTCGTCGGCGCCTGCGTCGGGGGTGGCTGCAAAACTGGCAT